CCGTATTAGGTAAAGGTAAAATAAACTCGAATGATAATATCGCGTTTCATTGTCCTTTCTGTCCTACTACTAAAAAGAAAATGGAAGTTAATATTGTTTCTCAACATTGGCATTGTTGGGTATGTAACGCAGCTGGTAGAAAATTAACTGTATTATTTCGTAAATTAAACGTTCAGAGAGAAAAGATATCACGATTAATTCAATTATTAGATGATGTTGAATATCGCCCGGCTAAAACAACAACCGATACCCCAGTTTTACAATTACCTGAAGAATATATTCCATTATGGAAAATTGATACAAAAGCACCGGAATATCGTAATGCTATATATTATTTAAAGAATAGAGGTATTACTATATATGATATACTTAAATATAGAATAGGATATTGTACTAATGGATTATATAATGGGAAAATAATTATTCCAAGTTATGATGCAAATGGTAGTTTAAATTATTTTGTAGGGCGTGCATATTATGATACTGATTATAAACATAAGAACCCAAATGCATCAAAAGATATTGTAGGATTTGAATTACATATAAATTGGAATATGCCAATTATATTAGTAGAAGGAGCATTTGATGCAATTGCAATTAAACGTAATGCAATTCCATTATTCGGTAAAACTATTTCAAATACTCTTAAAAAGCGTATTGTTGAAAAGGGTGTAAAAGAAATATATATCTGTTTAGATATGGACGCGCGAAAACAAGCATTAGAAGCGGCTGAATATTTCATGGCAAATGGATTAGATGTTTATTTTGTTGATTTACCCGAATCAGATCCAAGTGAATTAGGCTTTAAACAAATAAAATACGAAATAGAACAAACATGTAGATTATCACAAGAAAAATTAATGGAACAAAAAATATTATGCACGATATAGATATTGGAATAGAGAAGATTGATAAGATATTTCACATTGCTGATGTACATGTTAGAAATGTTAAACGTCATAAAGAATATAGATTAGTATTTAAACGTTTATATTCATATATTAAAAAAACAAAAACACCGGAATCATTAATATATGTGGCTGGAGATATTGTACATGCTAAAACAGATATGTCTCCGGAATTAATATCAGTAGTATCAGATTTTTTTAAACGATTAGCAGATTTAGCACCGACTATAGTAATTACTGGTAATCATGATTGTAACCTAAATAATAACTATCGCTTAGATGCGTTATCTCCTATTGTTAAAGCCTTGAATCATCAAAACTTACACTATCTTAAAGACAACGGTGTATATAGTATGGCCGGAGTACACTTTAACGTAATGTCGGTGTTCGATAAACCGGTTGATTATATAAAAGCAGATGGTTTTGAAGGAGATTATAAGATTGCATTACATCATGGCTCAGTGCATAATGCATCAACAGATGCCGGATTTGTATTAAGTAATACTCATGTAACGACTGACATATTTAAAGGACATGATTTAGTTTTATTAGGAGATATTCATAAGCCGCAATTTTTAGATGATGATAAAACAGTTGCATATGCTGGATCATTAATTCAACAAAATCATGGTGAAGCTTTAGGTCATGGAATAATGGTATGGAATTTAGAGTCTAAAAATTGTGAATTTGTAGAGATTGAAAATGATTATGGATATTATACATTTCATGTAGATGCTGGTAAAATAACAAATCCTAACGATAAAATACCTTTACGTCCTAGATTAAGATTTAAGGTAAAAGATACTGATTCAGCAACATTAAAACGTATTATTGCAGATGTTAAATCTCAATATAAAGTACAGGATATTGCATTACAAAAAGTTAATGCATTGAATACTACTGATTCAAAAAATAAAATTAATTTTGGTAATATACGTGATGTTGAATGGCAAAATAAAGTAATTACAGATTATTTAACAGATGAATATGCTTTAGATGATGAATTATTAGATACTGTTAGGTATATTAATAGACAAGTACATAGTAAATTACCAACAAGTACATTAACTAGAAATATAACATGGACGCCAAAACGTTTTGAGTTTTCGAACATGTTTAGTTATGGTACAAATAATTCTATAGATTTTTCAAATATGAATGGAACATATGGATTATTTGCTCCAAATGCTTCTGGTAAATCAACGTTGTTAGATGCATTAGCATTTTGTTGTTTTGATAAATGTTCGCGAACAAAAAAAGCAGCACATGTATTAAATAATAAAAAATCTAATTTCCAATGTAAATTTGAATTCGATTTAGGAAAATATACATATTTTATTGAACGTAAAGCAAAGAAACAAAGTAATGGCCATGTTAAATTAAATGTAGATTTTTGGCGGATTGATGAATCTGGTAATCATGAAAGTTTAAACGGCGAACAGCGAGATTCAACAAATAAAAGTATAAAGCAATATTTAGGTTCATATGAAGATTTTGTTTTAACCGCATTATCATTACAAAATAATAATACTGGGTTTATTGATAAAACACAAAGAGAACGTAAAGATCTTTTATCTCAATTTTTAGATTTAGATATATTTGAAAAACAATATTTAATCGGACACGAAGATATTAGAGAAACTGCAGCCCTTATTCGTGAATATAAAAGAAAAGATTTTTCAACAGATTTATCATCAGCAAAAGATACTATATCTCAATTTACCGGTTCATATGAACAAATGAAAATAGATAAAACTGAACATGAAGAAATGAAATCAAATTTAAATGATATCATTTTTGTTATGACAAAGGAAATAAAAAAAGTTGATGGAACATTAGAACCAGAAGCTATATCAAATAAAATTGAACAAGCTAAAATACAGTTACAAGAATATATACAAGATAGAGATCAAAAAGCTGGTATGATAGTATCTAAAAAAGATTTAATAAATAATACACAATCTAAAATAGATTCAGTTGATGAAGATAAATTAGTAGCACAATTAGAAAATATTAAAACATATAAATCAGATGTTGTTAAATTAAATAACGATTTAAAATTTAAACAACTTAAAATTCAACATGCTCAAAAAATGGTATCTAAATTAGATAAACATGAATGGGACCCAGAATGTAAATTTTGTATGGCTAATCCATGGCTTCATGAAACTAAACAAGTTGCAGATTTATTACCAAGATTAATTGATGAAGAACAACAAATATTATTTGATATAGATGATATTGGAAATAAAATAGCCGATCTATTAAAAGATGACCCGCAATATAAAGTAGATATTTTAAATGCATTTAAGTCTGATGTTAATAAATGGAAACAAATATTAACTAATATAGAACATGAACATAGTAAATGTGAATGGGATATTGAAACATTGTTTGTTAAAATTTCTGACTATAAAAAACAATTAACAAAAGCAAAACGACAAAAAGATAATATTGAATTCAATAAAAAGAAAAATTCTGAAATTAAAGAAATACGAGATGAAATAACAACTGTAAATATTGAATTAAACGGATTAGATTCTAAATTATTAAATTTATCAGGTAAATTAAAAATGGCTGAAAAAAGTCGTGAAGATGCTAATACCGGTATTAATAGATTAAAAACATTAGAACAACAATATCAAGCTTATGAATATTATCAAAAAGCAGTTAATCGTGATGGTGTACCATATCATTTAATATCAAAAGCATTACCACAAATAGAATCTGAAATAAATAATATACTTAATCAGATAGTTGACTTTACTATGGTAATGGATACTGATGGTAAGAATATAAATGCTTATATTGTTTATGATGATGATAATTATTGGCCATTAGAATTAACTTCCGGAATGGAAAAATTTATTTCATCTTTAGCAATTCGTACTTCATTAATTAATGTATCAAATTTACCTAGACCAAATTTCTTAGCTATAGATGAAGGCTTCGGTGTTTTAGATTCTGATAATTTAAATTCAATGTATATGTTATTCGATTATTTAAAATCACAATTTGGATTTATTATGTGTATATCCCATATTGATGCAATGCGTGACATTGTAGATAAATTGGTAGAAATTAAAAAAGTTAACGGATATTCTGAAATTGCCTATACCTAATATTTATATGAAATAGAGGTAACGTATGGCTGCAGGTACATGGAATCAAGGAGAACTTGAAAAACGTGTTACAAAGATTGATTTAGAAAATTATCCTACAATTGAATTTCGTGATACATCATTAATATCTGATGGTATATTCGACGTAGTCGATTTTCCTAAACGATTCACAGCCGGAAAAAATTTAATAAAAATTCGTGCTAATAATTCAAATACATTAGTAAAAAATTCTAAAATACATTTTGAAATATTAGATTTTAATGGCGATCCAATATATTATGAACCACTTAACTATTTAGAACATGATGGTACCCGAGTTATTGCTATATACATTTTTCCAGGAAAAACTGCTCCTGGCATTGGTAGAGTATATATCGCAGGCCGGACGCGATTTGATTTAGATAATGGTAATGTTATACCAACTTCGAAAAATTGGCAAGATGTAAATTATATAAATAATCCAAATATATTATGGTCTCGAGCAATTGCAATTGCACCAGAAAATTCAAAAAATAATACTGAAATAATATTTACTCGTCCATATCCTAAGGCAATAGTACGTGAACGTGTTAATAGATATTTTCAACCTATAAATTTAACTGATGTAGCAGTAGATAAGCCAGGTACTGGTACAGTTACATTAAAAGCAATTCCGGCTACTACAGCACCACCAAAAATTTCTTCACCTATATTTAAAGAAGAAAAAGCAAATTACGAAGGAGCCGCATCAGCTAAAACTCCAATGAAATCGGTTGGAAAACAAGTAGTAATAATACCCGAAGTTAAAAAATTTAAAACATCTCCAACTGATGAAGCAGCTAATAAAAAAGGCCAACCGGTTGAAGTAGAAAGTGCAGAAATTGTTACAATATCAACATTTAGTAGGTTAGAAACTAACGGATTTGCATTATCATCTTCCATGGAAGGAGGTACTATAACAATTGTGAATCCAAATGTTGATTTACTTCAAGGTAATAGTTTAATAGATGCTAATGGACGTCTTATACCAAATTCTCAGGTTACAACAGATTGGGCCGCTGTTACTAGTTATGAATTAGGCGATACAGCAATACAACTTTCTGGAAGTTATACATTTGTTATTGATAAAATATTATCAAGTACAAAGGCAAATGTATTTCAAACTAAAGGATTTAAAAATACAGAAGAAAATACATTTGGAGCATTTTCTTTTATAACTAATGGTGCACAATCTCAACATGAAATAAAAGATATAAATGCAACATCAAATTTCACATGTAGTTTTGTATTACCATTTGTATTATCAGAAACACAACAATCACAATCATTTGCAGAAATTGTATTATCAAATATTGAACCAGCTACAGGTGATGTACATAAAATACAAACATTATATAAACCATCTGGTCAATTTGGAGATTTTATAGACGCCGGTTCAGTTGAAGTTGAACAAGTGGAAATATTAGAAGATGTAACATCATACGAATCAATTCAATCGATTGGAATGGTTTATAATCGTATTGGATTTTTTACTGATTTAAACGATTTTAATAAATATTGGGAAACGGCTAATGGGTTTGTTACACCTGAAGTTGCATTAACTGCCGCGTATAAACCTGACGTTTTATTAGATGGAATTGAACTGACGCCTGATTCTGCATTTGATTCCACATCAAATCGTTTTGGGTATTTGCATTTAAAATCTGAATACCATCCGATTGCATATGAAAATACTAGATACGAATTAACATTAAATGCAACTGCGGAAGATACTGTATCAACTGATCTAAATATCAAATATCCTAGATTGGACGTTTATATATCTGGAAGTAGTAATACAATAGAAACAAATTCAGAATACATTAACCAATATAAAGTTTCTAATCTAGATATTCCAGTAAATGAATTTAATTTAGGTACACGTATATCCACTATAGAATTAACACCTGGACAATCGTTTGATGATGTTCCAATATTATTATATTTTAAAAATTTAAAAGAACAAGATATAGATGTATATTTTGTGGTACGCCGTGGTAAATGGGCATTTTCTAATTTAAGTTTAAAATCAGATAAACAAACCGGGTTTTCACCAAATTTTACTAGAATAAATACACGTATACCTTCCGAATTTTTAGAAACTCCGTTAACATTTAAATTTCGTTATTTTGATATTGGTAATAATAAAGCACAAGCCGAAACATCAGTATTCCCAGTAACTTTTTACGGTGATAATTTAGTTATTGATGGTGATAATAATTTATTAAATGGCTCTGTTTATATAGGAAATACAATTGGATCTGGTATTGAATTAGCAGGAGTTAATTCCGGATTTATTAGATCTATTGGATATGAAGGATTTAAATCAGCATCCCGGACAGATCAACCTGGTGGATTCATGTTATATACTGGATCGGTATTACCGGATGCGCCAGATAACTACGCCGGCGTAGGAATTGAAATTGTACAAGATTCATCTAGTTATTTTAAATTTGATACTACAAATGGAATTGATATTCGTACTAAAAAATTCTTTATAGGTACCGAAGATAGTCAATTTGTTTCTGGATCTAATAATAATGTAGAAATATCATCATCTAATTTTCATTTAAAACCTGATGGTGGATTAGTAATAGGCGGTGATACCGTCATAAAAGCAGATTTATCTGTTGATCAATTATTCTTACCTGCAGGAACAGATGCTGATGATGCTCGAGCATATATTGATAGTAATGGTGTTGCTAAATTTTCCGGTGATGCGGGAGGTGCATATAAAGTAGTGTTTAATGGAAATGGTACATCTACTATCGGTAGTTGGATAATAAACGATGCTAGCCTTAGCGGTGGATCCGGCGGCACTACTATTGCTCTTACACCTGGTTCTGGAATACATATGGGTGATGCAACATTTGGATCTGCTCCATTCAGTGTAACAAATGCTGGTGTATTAAAAGCAAGTTCTGGTACAGTAGGTGGATGGACCTTAGCTAGCGATCGAATAACCGGCGGAGATATGATTATCCGAGAAAATGGAACTATTGAATCTGCAGGATTTCAAACAAATGTGCCTGGTTCTGGTTTCCGTTTAACGGCCGCATCCGGAGGATTTCTAGAAGTAGAAAATGCAAGAATTAGAGGAACGTTATCTACTGCAGTATTTGAAAAAGAGACAGTAAATGCAGTAGGCGGACAATTATATGTTGCTAATTCTACAGTATTAACAGCATCTATAGAAAATCCAAACGGTTCATATTCTTCAACTGATACTACTATGTCTGTAGTAAATGTATCTGGTTTTACAGATGGAGAAATATTATCCGCTAAAAAAGTATCTGATACAGGATTTCAAACCGAGTATCTTAAAGTAAATTCTGCATCACGAAACGATCCTAGTAGTGATATAAATTTATCAGGTAAGATTTTTGTTACACGTGCATATGGTCATGGAGTAGCCGGCGATTCTGGTTCTTTAGGTGGCGCACCGGGCGGATCACAGACATATACAGGTTCTCAGGTAATTGTATCAACTGGTAAAATTGGTACAGGGTATATACGATTAAATGCAAATCCTAATGATCAAGCAACACCATATATGCAGATCGTAGAACGTACTGGTAATGGAATTTATGATTTAGATTTAAAAGCACAGTTAGGAGATTTATCAGGTATTACTGATAATATTAATGGTACTGATGTTTCCGGTTTTGGATTGTATACTGATAATGCTTTCTTAAAAGGTGGTATTATTGCAACATATGGTTCGATAGGTACTTTAAATATTGGATCAGAATCAATATCAATTGGCGCCGGCGCCCATGACGATGAAAATACTGCATTTTTTGTTAGTGGCGGCGGCGAATTTTCATTAGGAGATCAACTGGTATGGGATGGTACCAATTTAACAGTACGTGGTTCAATTACAATAACTAATCCCCAGCCAGGTTTTGTAACTCCAGCTCAGACCGGATCAATAACTGATGGTTTTGTTTCTAATGATGCAACTAGTAGTTTATTGTCATCCGATGATACCGGATCATTTTTAACACCCGATGATACCGGATCTTTACTTACCGCCGCGGCAACAGAATCATTAGAAAATCCAGCTACATACCAATTTGGCGGAACTGATGGATTTACATTAGGTACACATACTGTTAGTACTGGTCTTAACATGAACGCAGATTTCTTAGGATATTTTGATAGTACTACACCTAAAACGTTCATGTCATCATCTGGTGATTTTTATTTAGGAGGCACCGGTGGCGCATTTAAATGGGACGAATCAGAAGGCTCATTACTAGTAAGTGGTTCTAATGTTACATTGTTTACACCACAATTCTTTCTAGGGACATTAGGAACTCAATTTGTATCCGGTTCAAATGGAAACTTAGAAATATCATCTTCCGGATTTCATTTAACAACAGCCGGTGATTTAACTGCGTCAAATGCAGATTTTGATGGATATGCAGTAGCCAGAGCATTACGTGAAAAGGTAATAACAATTAATGCATCCAATATGCATCTTTATATTATAAGAACTCAAGGATCAGAAGCATTGGATGGAACATTTGCTTATAAAGGTGTAGTAGTTGATAATCTTACTACCTTTACTAGCACGTTAGTACTTGATGGAAGTAGAGGCGGAGAAATTGTTTCGCATGTGATATTGGATCTAGATCTTCTAATGGAAGATTTACCGGTTAATCCAGTTCAAGAACAATGTTCAATGCCTGGCTTTGGCGCAGATCCAATTTGTACAAATCGTGTTACTGCAAATGGAGCAGGTACAGAATATACAAACGGGTATTATACTAGAGCTATGAATACTTCTGGAACAGAAACATCATTCCCTGATACGTTGACCATGTCAACAGGGAAATATGCTGGAGCTTTAAGATATATTATAGGACCACCAGCTGTTGGCGGAGCAGTTAAAACACCGGTCACTATTAGTACTTCTGCCACAGCAAATGTAGAATTTTATATGCCATTAGAACCTGTTGCAGGAGATACTGGATTTGGATCAATTGCAACAGGTTTACGAGAATTTGAAAGCACTTCTCAAATATTTGAAAGAGATTAATTAAAGGAAATTATGCCATTTAAAACAATAACATTATCAAAAAAAGGAACATATAAATTTACAACAGATACGACTAACGATATTGGATTTATTGGAGGTACAACTCAATTATTTGGATTCCGTTCAGAAGCAGATTCAGTTATTAATGGCGATTTGGAAGTAGGCGTAAATGATGAAAGTGAAATAAGATGTGCTGGCGATATAATTGCATTTTCAGCATCTGATATTAAACTTAAAACGGACGTTACACCTATTACAAATCCTATAAGTAAAATACAGCAATTGTCTGGTAACACATTTACATGGAAGCCAGAGGCTGGTCGGAAAAAATCTGGTATCGCAGACGTAGGAGTTATTGCTCAAGAAGTTAATTCTGTGTTACCAGATATAACTCGAGAAGTTAATGGCGTAATGTCAGTGCGATATGAAAAATTGATACCATTATTAATAGAATGTGTAAAAGATCAACAAACCCAGATAGATGAATTGAAACGTAAATTGGAGGATAAATAATGGCAGTTTTTACACCAGGCCCCGGCGAACCTAAATCATTAGGACGGTTAAATAATCAAAAAAAGTCTTGGATGCTCGTAAATATGAATTCGTCAATAAGTTATAATTCGCCAATTGACAAAACCGAGCCAGTTTCTTTGAAAGATATATCTGAATTTTTTAATAATCCTAGTTCTACAACTGCACCTCATTTTACTCCTGGCGCACCATTCAAAATGAGTGAATGGTCATCATTTAAAGATTTTCAAAGAGGTGATGGTGATGATGATATTGGTGGGAGAGAATAACAAATGGGACAATTATCAAAAGATAACATACGAATAATAAATGGTAAAATAATCTTTATACCATCTGGGTCAACAACACTAGGAGTTTCTCAAAGCGCAGATTCAGTAGCACAGCATTATGTGGTAACCATGTCAGGTGCGTCATTATCTCAAAGTGTTTTAGCTCCGGCAAATGCAACAGCATCATTTTTCTATTTTAGAACTCCAGACACACATTCTTTCAAAGTGTTTTATCAAAATTCAGATCGTACAAGTGTTGAACCGACTGGTAGTATTTTTAGTCTACGAGATTTACCAAATTCAAAAAAATCAACAATTTCTGCATCTGCGATACAAGTTATACTTCCAATGGGAATTTCTGGATCTAATATTACTCGATATACATCTAGAGCATTAAAATCACATCAATTTGGTCAAAATCGATTTACAATTTCTGCATCTGGTTATTTTACTACATCTTTTGGTCAAGGCCAAGAACCAGAATCTGGTTCTGGATTCTACGAATATCTACATATTATCAATTCAATTACTGGCGCACCAATAGCAGATGATATCAATTTTAGTCATATATCTGGATCATCAATTTCATATCGTGTACAGACTAGTGGTTCTGGAGCATTGAGAGGTATCGCATCGGAAGGTACGCCGGATACTGGTAGCGCTAAAGTACAACTACGACTGAACGAAACAGATAAAGATGTAGTAGAAACTGCTCTCGAAGATTCTCGATCATATATGAATGTACGAGATGGGTTTTACGGTGTATCGGTAACTAACTCAACAACTGGTTCTAATGTATCATTGCATGGCGGAGTTCCATTAGATATTGGATTACCTATTCCGAATCCACCATATATAAAAACAAATGGTGGCTTTGCTATATTAATGGATAACGCCGGCGCATTAGATAATTCAGAATTTCAAATATTTAAAGACACCGGTATTCCAGGAGTAGGCGGAACTGAATTATTAAAATTAGATAATGACGGAAATCTAACAGTTGCAGGAACAATAAGTGGAAGTGGTACATTCTCTATCTCTGCAGGAACCATAACAGCATCAAATCTGTATGTCGACGATATCTCTGCAGGAACCATAACAGCATCAAATCTGTATGTCGACGATTACATTTACCATAATGGTAATACAGAGACTAAAATTGGATTTCCAACTGGTGATAAAATTGATATGCAAGTTGGAGATGTAAATTTCTTCCGTGCATGGCAGAAAGATAGTGATACTGATAAATTTTACTTCAGCTACAACAATGATCCAATAGACTTTATATTTAGAACTGCTGCCAATAATCCTGGATTATATGTATCTGCTTCTGGTAAAGTTAGTATTGGTGGACATACTGGAAATATAAATGAAGCATTAGAAGTAATAGGTAATATAAGTGCAAGTGGTAATGTAATTGCTAGCAATTTATATGTTGAAGGCGGGAAGGTTTATGGTAATGCAGCATATAACAATTATATTAATTTTAATGATTCATCAAGTATATTCAAAATACAGAATAAAACATACATTAAATTTGATGGTAGTTCCGGTCAAAGAGAGGTTACTATCAATGAAGGTACTAATGATATTGATTTTGTAGTTAAAGGTGAGTCTAATAATCCTTTATTCCATGCTGATGCTAATACGGGTACAATAGGAACTAATGGTATAGGTACACCATTAGCTGGTTTACATCTTGGTGATAACTTATTAGTAACTTCACACATAACAGCAAGTGGAAATATAAGTGCAAGTGCTTTTATATATGCAAATCAAATTCATATTGATGATCGAAAAGCAATGCATGTTAATAGTGATACATTACTACTTAATGAAGGAGGTTTATTTTCTGGTGGTGTAGCAATTAATAGATCCAATCTGTCTCAACCAATTAATATGTATGGTGCAGTAACAGCCTCAGGTAATATAAGTTCAAGTGGTATAATAAGTGCCACCGGTTATTTAGGCCCAGTCGATGGCGGTTCTTTCTAATGCTAATATTTATATAAAAGGATACCAACATGTTAGGAGAATGGTTAGCAGAACAAGTTATAACTGAAAGTAATATCAAAACAATTGTTGTGATATATCCCGGACGATTTCAACCAATGGGACGTCATCATGCGGAAACATATAAAAAATTAGCTGCAAAATTTGGCAAATCTAATACATATATTGCTACATCAGATAAAGTTAAGTTACCTAAATCACCTTTAAATTTCAAAGAAAAACGTAAAGTAATTTTTAAGCATGGTATAGGAAATGTAGTACAAGTAAAGAACCCATATCAAGCCACTGAAATAACAAGTAAATATGATCCAGAAACAACTGCAGTATTATTTGCAGTAGGTGCAAAAGATATGCAGGAAGACCCTAGGTTTCGTATAGGAACAAAAAAAGACGGTTCACCAGGATATTTTCAATCATATGAACAAAATAAAAATACATTACAACCATATACTCAACATGGATATTTAGTAGTCGCGCCTCATGTTAAAATTGCAATTCCTGGGTTTGATGAAATGTCAGGAACTACATTAAGAAAAGTATTAGCAACTGCAGATCCGGATACATTTAAAGATGTCATGGGATTTTATGATGAATCAGTTTATACAATGTTACGTGATAAGTTTTCCGCAATAAAAACAGAACAGATAGAATCATTTATATCTAAATATGATATTACACAATTGTTAAAAGAAGGAAGTATTACCGCCGGCGGCAAACATGATGTAGATGATGGTCCACGATATTTTTACGGTAACCAATCCACATATAATAAACAAACATCGGCAATGGCTACTCGATTAGGATATCAAGTTGTAAATTACCTAATGCCTAATACACCTATTGAAACCCATAATACAAATTTTCCAGATGGTCCACCATTATCAGTATCTTATTTTCCAACCGGTGTAAAAGGAGCAAAAAATTCTGGTACAGATTATATGCGTGATATGAAAGGTAATCCAGCATATAATGCTTGGCGTAAATATATTAATAAAGTTGCACAACAAGTTGGATATAAATTTATGGACTTTTTAGGTGCCGGCGATTCGGTAGCATCGAGTAAAGGTGAAAAATTAAAACCAACCGGATTACGAGAAGATATAAATCTTCCTATTAATATAGGTGATACTGTAATGATGGGTAGATTTAAAAATAAAAAAGTAGTTGTAAAAACAATTGGTTGGAATGAAAAGGGCGATTTACTAATTAATGGAAGATCAGCAATGAGATTACGTATACCTCCAAAAGACCAAGAATTAACAAAAGAATGGTGGAGTAACCAACTTGGAGAATTATTAACTGAAGCTAAAGCAAATACACATTTAACTCATTTAGAAGAATTAATATTAACTCAGGGCGCTAAAGGATATAAAACTGCTAAATCATTTTTAATAGAATTGTTAAAAAATCTTAAAGGTAATTCAAATTCAAAAATTGATACTACAGTTAAATGGGACGGGGCTCCTGCAGTGTTTGCCGGAATCAATCCAGATAATGGTAAATTCTTCGTAGGAACAAAGTCTGTAATGAATAAAGTACCTAAAATTAATTATACAATGGAAGATATAGAAATGAATCATGGAGAAGCTCCTGGTTTAGTATTTAAATTAAAATTTGCATTACAACACCTGCCGGCATTGGGTATAAAAAATATATTACAAGGGGATTTCATGTTTGATAAAAGTATGGTTAAGTCAACAAATATAGATGGCGAACCTCATTTATCATTTCGTCCAAACACAATAACATATGCAGTGGAATCAAATTCTGATATCGGACGTAAAGTAGCAGCTGCAAAAATAGGTATAGTATTTCATACAACATATAATAATGGATTACAAGGTGGAGCTACATTTGGTGCTGATGTAAGTGGATTAAGACGTAATCCTAATGTTTGGTTTGATGATGCATATTTTAAAGATACGACTGGTATAGTAACATTAACAGCAAAGGAAGCGAAAGAAGTAGCTGCGTTAATTAAAAAGGCAGATTCAATAAAAATAAATTATGATAATCTTCCAAGTGCAGAATTAAACATTTATCTTAATGCAGAAATAAAAACCGGACAATTTGTTGATAATGCGGCTATATCGTTTAAAGCATTCCAGAAATGGTTAGAACAGCGTATTGATAAAAAGATCGCAAAATTAAAATCAGATCGTGGTATTGAAAAAGCTACATTAGCTAAACAACAAAGAATGTCAGTGTTTAATGAAAGAAAACAAGACATTTTAAATATATTTACAGTATCAAAATTATTAGCAGAAGCAAAATTAATTTTTGTTAGAAAATATAATAATGCCATATCAATCACTAAACATTTTAAAGATGATGGTAAAGGCGGATTAGTTGTTACAGCACCAGAAGGGTATGTAGCAGTCGATCATATAGGTCAAGGAGTCAAATTTGTTGACCGAATAGAATTTAGTAGAGCAAATTTTGCAATGGATAAAGGTTTTACTAAGTAACAACTGTATATTTATATAAAACGTAATAAAGGACATTATGAAAGAATCAATTTTAAGAGAAACTATACGAAAAGAAATTCGTAAATCTCTAAAAGAAGCTGACGTTACTACTGGTGTAGAACGTGAGACTAGTAAAATAGAAAAAAATGCTGGAGTAAAAATGCTTAAAAGAGCGTTAGCTCAAGGATCACCGCGACAACAAGCCGCCGGCTTAGTCAAAGTAATTGATGCAATATCAGGTGGTAGTACAGCTGTAAAAAATGCATTAGTAATGATGTTAAAACAAACTGATTTAAATGCAGCCCCTGAAGCGGCTCCACAGGAACCAGTAGCAGAATCTAATGGAGAGATGACCGGTGCATTAGCAGGTAGACAAGCAAGACTAGATAAAACTCAAGCTTTTGTACAATTAAAAAATGTACTAGCTCAAAAACCAGCATTACAGCAAGTAGATTATGTAATACAATTGATAAATGGATTAGGTTTAAGAGATGCTGCCAAAAAACGATTGGTAATAAAATTACGCCAAGGTATACAATAATATGTCAAGTAAGTTACAAAATATAAAAGCTGTAAAACAATTATTAGCGGGTAATCATAAAATGCAAACTCGTAAAAGTATTTACACCGGTTCCACAAAAACAGAAATACCAGAAGAAGATATTATTGAGCGATTTGAAGATGGAAAACCAAAAATTTGGATTGAAACATCTGCTAAAGGTATTAGAACTCGTGTTACTCAACACGATGGATTTAAATCACGAGAACCTGAAAATTCCATTTTAAAAACAGTTCAAGACGCATTAGCTGTACCAGAAAAATGTCCTAAATGTGAAACAAAAATGCGTAATGAAGAAAAGCGTCTTAATTTCAAATTTTGGTATTCACGAAAAATGTGTTTTGGATGTGTATTAACAGAAGAACGTCGTATTAAATCTGAAGGTGAAGAATCGTGGCAAGAATATCAAAATAAAATAATGTCTGCTAATGCAGAATCATGGTTTACAGATACAGATAAAGAAGTAGAAATATTAAAACAATCTGTTAAAGAAACTGTATGGGGTAATGCAGATGGTGAACGTGGCGAAGTAGATATATCATCTACAATTAAACGTATTGAGACAGATTATAATGAATTAAAAGAAACGATTAGAAATCAATTTCCGGAGACGTCTAATGGCAATAAATAGATCATTAAATAAAATTGGTAAAGAGTTTGATAAGTTAGTTGTAGATATGAAGAAGTTAGCTGGTGAGTATGCAAAAGCGGATGGTTCGAAGAAACAACAATTAGTGTCAAAATTAAAACAAATGACCAAAAAGAAAAAACAATTACAATCGGAAATGGAGTCTGCTGTAAACGCGGCTGATAAAGATGTAGAATTGCAAATCGACGAAATGACAAAATTAATACGATCAGAAGTTACTAAATTAATGAAAGAACAATATGAGCATCTTAAATAAAATATTTTCAAGTGGAGCAACAGAGTTAGTTAAAGGTGTTGGTGGTGTATTAGATAATCTAACAACTTCCAAAGAAGAAAAACTCGAAGCAAAACGTAAGATGAAAGAATTAATTGCTAACCATGAAGCTAAAATGGAGCAAAATATAACTGATCGTTGGTCAGCAGATATGAATTCAGATTCTTGGTTATCAAAAAATGTTAGACCATTAGTTCTTATATTTTTAGTTGTATCAACGGTGTTAATGATATTCATTGATGCTGGAGTATTAGCTTTTGAAGTAGAAGAAAAATGGACAGACCTTCTCCAATTAGTTCTTATTACTGTCATAGGCGCTTACTTTGGCGGCCGCACCATGGAAAAAAGAGTTAAGAAATAATTTGTGATATTGCAAATAATTTATTATATTTAAAGTAATGGCAGTTAAAAAATCTCTTAAAGAAATTATAGGTGATGAATACAAACGGTGTTCACAAGACCCTATACATTTTATGCGCAAGTATTGTGTAATACAACATCCTACGCGCGGAAAAATGTTATTTAACTTATATCCATTTCAAGAAAAATCATTACAAGAATTAAAAGATAATAGATATAATATTATTTTAAAATCTAGACAATTAGGTATATCAACATTAACAGCAGGGTATGCTTTATGGAAAATGATATTCCGATCTGATTTTAATGTTCTAGTAATTGCAACAAAACAGGACGTTGCAAAAAATCTTGTAACCAAAGTTCGAGTAATGAATGAAAATTTACCAAATTGGTTAAAAGGTAAAACATTAGAAGATAACAAATTATCATTACGTTATGGAAATGGATCACAAATTAAAGCAATTTCTTCTAAAGGCGATGCCGGTAGATCTGAAGCATTATCATTATTGATATTTGATGAAGCAGCTTTTATCGATAAAATTGATGAAATATGGACAGCGGCACAACAAACATTAGCAACTGGTGGTGATTGTATTGCATTATCAACTCCAAATGGTGTAGGTAATTGGTTTCATAGAATGTGGGTAGATGCGGAAGCAGGTGGAGAATTTAACACAATAAAATTACATTGGACAGTACATCCAGATCGTGATGAAGCATGGCGTATTAAACAAACTGAATTATTAGGAGAAAAAGGTGCGGCACAAGAATGTGATTGTGACTTTATATCATCTGGTCATACCGTTGTCGATGGTAATATATTGCAATGGTATTCTGATACACATGTTAAAGATCCTATAGAAAAAAGAGGATTTGATTCCAATTTCTGGATATGGGAATATGCTGATTATAATAAAAAGTATATGGTAGTAGCGGACGTCGCTAGAGGTGATTCTACTGATTATTCAGCATTTCACGTCTTCGATATTGAATCTTGTCAACAAGTTGCTGAATATAAAGGTAAGATAGGAACTACTGAATATGGGAACATGTTAATTGCTGTTGCAACAGAATATAATAATGCATTACTTGTAATTGAAAATGCTAATATTGGATGGGCATCGATACAAGTTGCTTTAGATAAAGGTTATTCAAATTTATATTATTCATATAAACAAGATGGGTATGTTGATGAAGATGTTCAATTACGTAAAGGATATGATTTAAAAGGTAAATCAAAAACAGTTCCTGGATTTTCAATGACTTCTAGAACACGTCCATTAGTAATTTCAAAACTAGAAACATACTTTAGAGATAAAACGCCGATAGTTCATTCAAAACGATTAGTGGATGAGTTATTTACATTTGTATGGTTAGGCCATAGAGCAGAAGCGGCTCGAGGCTATAATGATGATTTAGTAATGTCATTCTCTACCGGACTATGGATGAGAGATACAGCATTAAGATTACAACAACAAGGTATGGATTTAAATAGAAAAGCATTAGGACACTTTGGAAAATCTCAAGGTGTTTATTCTGCTACTCAACAAACACCAAAAGAATGGCAATGGAAGTCAGGAGATAGTGAAAATTCTGATTTAAAGTGGTTACTCTAATATTTATTTATATAGGTAAAATATGGCAGATACTTCGTTAAGAGCACGGTTAAGTAGATTATTTGCAACTAATGTAGTTGTACGTAGAATCTCAAAAAATAGATTAAAAGCTGTTGATACAAATCGTTTACAATCAACTGGAAACATGTCTAATAAACGATATGTTGATAGATTTTCCGGCGTTCATAGAGGCATGCCAGGATATGGTACATATAATCAAAACCAAACATTTCATACATCTAAAATAGAATTATTCACAGATTATGAAGCAATGGATACGGACCCTATTTTATCATCCGCTCTGGATATTTATGCAGATGAATCTACAGTAAAAGATGCAGACGGTGATACATTAACTATTACATCACCAAACGATGATATACGAAAAATACTTCATAACTTATTTTATGATATATTAAATGTAGATTATAATTTATGGCCATGGATTCGTAACGCATGTAAATATGGTGATTTTTATTTACATTTAGATATTGAAGAAGAAGTAGGAATTGTAAATGTAATGCCATTATCTGCATATGAAGTGATGAGAGAAGAAGGATTTGATGAAGAAAATCCATATGCACATAAATTTACTTTAAATAATACTCATGGCGGAGGCTCTCATAATTTTGCTTCTTATAAAGGCGAAGGAAATATGCAAGAATTTCAATCATTTGAGATAGCACATTTCCGAATGTTATCAGATACGAATTTCTTACCATATGGTAAATCAATGATCGAACCCGCTCGAAAAATATTTAAACAATTAACTCTCATGGAAGATGCAATGTTAATTCATAGAATTATGAGAGCCCCTGAACGTAGAATATTTAAAATAGATGTAGGTAATATACCTCCAGCAGAAGTTGATAATCATATTCAAGGAATTGTTAATAAAATGAAAAAGATTCCTTATATCGATGAGAAAACAGGAGATTATAATCTTAAATTTAATATGCAGAATATGATTGAAGATTATTTTATGCCAGTGAGAGGCGGTGAGTCTGGAACATCTATAGAAGCATTACCTGGATTATCATCTGAAGGTCAGATTGAAGATATTGATTATTTAAAAAATAAATTATTTGCTGCATTAAAAATACCAAAAGCGTTTTTAGGGTATGATGAAGGTGTTGAAGGTAAAGCAACATTAGCGGCAGAAGATGTTAGATTTGCAAGAACAATTGAACGTATACAAAAAATATTTACATCTGAATTAACTAAGATTGCAATTGTGCATTTATATACTCAAGGATATAAAGATGCAGAATTAGTGAATTTTGAATTATCCTTGACTAATCCATCAATTGTATATGAAAAACAAAAAATTGAAGTTTTGGAAAGTAAAATTGGTCTAGCAACTAATATGAAAGAATCAACTTTATTTTCTCAAAGATGGATATATGAAAATGTATTCGGATTGAGTCAAGATGAATGGTTAGCAGAACAAGAACAAGTAATAGAAGATTTAAAACAAGACTTCCGTAAAGAACAAATTAAGTCAGAAGGTAATGATCCTAAAAAGACTAATCAATCATTTGGTACGCCTCATGATATTGCATCAATGCATGTTGCTAATAAAGATGGTTTATTACCTGGACAAGAACAAGAACATGTTGCAGGTACTGGTAGACCGCCAGAACATCAATCATGGGGCACGCATGATTCGCCTCATGGAAGAGATCCGTTAGCTATTAAATCATTAGGTAAATCATTATCAACTGACAAATCACCTCTACAGCATGACTACCGCGGAGGATCGCCATTGAGTACTGAAAACATACAAATTAATTCCTTGATCGATACGATGAAATCATCTAACGTTATAAAACAGACTTTATTAAATGAAAAACAAGATAAAGATTCCGGAACAATGTTAGATGAATCGCAATTAATCGAGGAATAAAATAATATTACAGCATATTTATTAAAAAGTATGATTATACAGGGCGACATTTCATGAAACGAATAAAACATGCAAAGGTTAAAAATACCGGCATTGTCTTTGAATTACTTGTAAGGCAGGTAGCATCGGATACAATGAATAATAGAAACTCTCAAGCACTCCGCCTACTTAAAAGACATTTCAAAACAAATTCCGAATTAGCTCAAGAATTAAAATTATATCGATCATTAGCTCAAGAGAAATTTTTATCGGAATCTAAAGCAATGAAATTTTTAGAAGCCGTAGTTCGCACTCGCAAGCAATTAAATGAATCTCAATTGAGACGAGATAAATATAATTTAATAAAAGATTTAAAGAATACATATAATTTAGATGAGTTTTTTAAATCACGTATTATAAATTATAAAACACATGCTTCGGCATATAAATTATTTGAATATGCGGAAGCCGATGATCCGGCACAGTATATATCAAATAAATTTTCGTTAGTAGAACATATACAAACTCAAGTTAAGGTAAAGAAAGATTCGCCTATGTTATCTACCCAACATAAAGATGTACGTATATTAGCTTCAAAATTAGTTGTTGATAAATTTAACGAAAAATATTCAAACTTAAACGAATCTCAGAAATATATGTTACGTGAGTATATTAATAATGTTACAGACTCTGTTAAATTAAGAAAGTATATAATATCTGAAGTTTTAAATTTAAAATCATCTATTGCTAAATTTAAAACAAGTATACCAAATAAAGTAATACGTATAAAATTAACTGAAGTTTCTAATTTATTGACTAAACTAGGAAAGCGTCATACATTGCAAGATAAAGATGTTTTAACAATGCTTAGATATTATGAATTAGTCAATGAACTTAAAAATGCAGGAGCTAAATAATGTCATATATAATTCCAAATGATTATAGCCAATTCGAACGATTAGGACATCCAGGTCGTATTATTAGTGTATATGAATATACTGGTGGGCAGGTCGACTTTACCGGATCAATGTATGGTTATGGTGCTATAAAAGTAGTAACACATGGAGAAGCGACTGCTAGTTTATCAGCCGGCGGACAAATACCATGTGAACATTTAGCATCTCAAGCAATTGTATATCCAATATCAGTATCACAAATACAAGGGGCTAGTGCCGGCGACTCGAAAATATACGTATTTAAAGTACAAGGAACAGTGTAATGAAATTACTCGAAGAAATGAAACAATTCTTTAAAGAAGATAAATCTAAAGATAAAGAAATAGCAGAGGCTAATGTTACCGGTAATATAGATGGTGGAGAAGGTCCTGTAAAAACACCTCATGCTTTTGGAAAAGAAGAAGATGAAAAGGATAATGCCGAAGTATTTGACTATAAAAAAGCAAAAACAGCTGATAAACATTTCGAAAGTACTTATAAAAAAATGATATCTACTATGGAAGAACTTCATGAAGTATCTTATAGAGATTATAAAAAAGATCCTACATCTACTCCGCAACAGAAAGTTAACAGAGGTATAATGGAAGTTAACCGTATGTTGAGTGAAATGGAAAAGATTGTTAACAATAATTTGCGTTTAAAGACCGAAACTGGTATGCAATCAGGTCATTTTTGGAAAGCAACTGGTAAACGATTTGCTAAAATAAATGAACGTATGTTACGTGTTGCTCATAGATTAAAGGAACTATCATCATGATATTAAATAGAACTTGGCAACAATTTGTTAAAGCAAAAGAAAATGTAAATCTAACATTACAAGAACAGAAGCGTAAATATGCAGATGAGCGAAAACGATTTGAAGCACATCAAGCATTTTTAAATTCTGGATTATATATGAAGGGGAAGTAAAATGAATAAACAATTATTAGTAGATTATTCTGTGTTTGAAGTTTCACCTCAATCAATAAATGAATCATTAACTCAAAATAATGGTAAGTTAATCGTTAACGGTGTTTTACAAAGAGCTGAGTCTAAAAATCAAAATGGTAGAATATATCCAAAAGAAACATTAATGCGTGAAGCTAGTAATTATGCTGGTACATTTATAAAAGAACGTAGAGCTTTAGGAGAATTAGATCACCCCGATTCATCAGTAGTTAACTTAGCAAACGTATCTCATAACATATTGGAAATGGGATGGCAAGGAGATGACTTGGTAGGTAAGGTAGAAGTACTAGGAACACCGGCCGGGAATATACTTAAAGAATTATTTAAATCAGGTATACGATTAGGTATATCTTCAAGAGGAATGGGGTCTGTTAAAGAAGTGATGAGAGAAGGCGATGAAACATTAGAAGTACAACCTGATTTTGAACTAATTGCATTTGATTTTGTTTCTAATCCATCTACTCAAGGAGCATTTTTATCTCCAGTAAATGAATCAAAAAATCATGTAACAAATAAATTTATTAATATTGAACGAATTATTACTGATATTATAACGGAGTTTTAATTATGGCATTAGAAGATTTACAATCACAGTATGGTCCTAGTAACCCTCAAGGTAAAAAAGGTACTGGCGAATCAAAAGATTTACTAGCATTTGAACCAAAAGCTGTTACAGGACATGATAAAAATTTTAATAGAAGTAAATATGCTACTTCGGAACAGCCTGGTATAAAACCAACCGGCCCAGATGTATTTGGAAACATACCAGCAGAAAGATCCGGAGAGTAAAATGAAATTAACAGATTTATTAAAAGAACAATCAGAACCAATAGATTATCAATACTATATTGATCAAACAAATGGATTATTGCAAGCAATAGATGATTTTCAAAAAGAATTATATACTGCATTAGAAGCAAAGGATGAGGAAACTGGTGATCCTCAATATCAGCAATTACAAAATCAAGTTGGTAGATATTTACAAGGAGCTGAAAAACAAGTATCAGCTATGGGAAAAATGTTAAATCGGAAACAAAATTTAGCTAAACAAGATACATTTTCTGCAGATATAGGAGATTTATAATGAATAAATATGAAAACAAATTAATGAAACATATCCTAAATGAAAAATATTTAGGAGAGGAAGATGACCAAAAAATGCCCAAAGAAGATCGTGATGCATTTTTAGAAGCAGTCGGTAACTTTCATAAGTTAGGTGAGATGGTATATGGTTCGGGTAGATTAAAAGAAGTTGCAGAGACGTTAAAAAGCGTGGTAGAACGGGCAGAAAAGGTAACTATATCAGAAACCGAACATTGGTTTGATAATGTTACTACTTCTAGGCATATGAAACAAATGAATGAAGCATATAAAGTTTTCGAAAAAACGGCAACTGAAATGAGTTCTATGCAACAACGTTTAGAATCTGCATATGAGGATATGGGTACTGTATTAAATCGATATTATAAAATAGGTGAATCTCTTAAAGAAGATTAGGTTATTTGAAATATATTTGTTATATTAAAACAAAAATAAAGTTATATGAGTAAACAAAGTAAACATTTCAAAAGTATTATACCTGGATCAGGTGTAGCTGTTAAAGTATTACCAACAAAACAATATCCAAAAGGCGATATAAATTCAGCTTTAAAATCTTTTAAAAGAGAATTAAAAGAATCCGGTAAAATTCAAGAGTTGAAAGACCGAAAAGAGTTTAAATCTAAAAGTCAGAAACGAAAAGAAGTAGTTGATCGAGCCAAATATTATCAATGGTTAGATGATCAAAATCAGTAAAAATTGTGCCTTTTGGCACTTTTTTACGTTTTAAACGAGTGTTTTCGTAAATTCCCACATATATATAAATGTTAACGATACCGTATTTCAATAATCGGTCACTCGAATTATATCTAAATAAGTACGAATGTACTTCCTATTAAAGCTTCAAATAGCTTTATTTCCAAATTAAATAAGAGGAAAAATCATGGCAAATGATTTATTAAAAGAAGCAATTGCAGACGCGAAAGCCGTAAGAGAAACTGCACTTGCTAATGCTAAAATTGCATTAGAAGAAGCTTTTACTCCTAGATTACAATCAATGTTATCTGCTAAATTAGCTGAAGAAGAAGGTTTAGAAGAACCAGAATTAGAAGCTGAGCCAGTAGCAGAAGAACCACCAATGGAAGAACCACCAATGGAAGATCCTGTTGAAGCACTTCAATATGAAGATGAAGCTCCAATGGAAGAGCCAGCAATGGAAGAGCCAGCAATGGAAGGTGATTATGGCGCTGATGAAGATTTAGAATTAGAAGCAATTATCAAAGAATTAGAATCTGAAATGAATGAAGCTGAAGGAGAGGAAGAAAATCTTGAGCTAGCTCAGGAGTCTTCATCATCAACTGGTTTAGGAAATGGCGATGGTCAAAGTCCTAAAAAGGCATCATCATCTGATCAAGACGATCCTGGTAAAGGAAAGTTGAAAGAAGGTGAAGGGGACGATGAAGAAGCTCCTGCTCCTAAAAAAGATGAAGTAGATGAAGATATTTCTATTGATGAAATTATTAATGCTTTAAGAGAAGAAGATGAAGCTGACGCTGAAGATAAGCCTGTAAAAGAAGCTCAATACACTGCTGGTGTAGATGATGGTGCTGCTGAAAAGGATCTTAAAGAAGCGTATAACGTTATTCGATTCTTGAAAAGCAAAATTAATGAAGTTAATCTTCTTAATGCAAAATTATTATTCTCAAACAAATTGTTTAAAAATCATTCAATGAACGAATCTCAGAAAATGAAAGTAATTGAAAACTTTGATAGAGCTTCATCAATACGTGAAGTGAAATTAGTTTATGCTACGTTATCTGAATCATTTGTATTGACTGGTAAAACAAAAAGAACAATTAAAGAAAGTTATGCTTCCAAGCCTAGCCGTTCAACAGCACCTAACAGGAAAGTAATTTCTGAAGGTACTGACTTAACAGCTAGATGGAAAAAATTAGCTAATCTGTAAAAAAGGAAAGAAAATGAATATAAATTCATTATTACCTCAAAATGGAAATGCCAACCAAAATGCCGCGGCCATCGCACTTGAACGCAAGTGGGAAAAAACCGGTCTATTGGAAGGATTATCAAATGAGGTTGAAAGAAAAGGCATGGCCGTTCTTTTAGAGAACCAAGCCAAGCAATTAGTAACAGAAGCAAATTCTACAAATACTGCAGCTAGCGGTGAAGAATGGTCAGGGGTAGCTCTTCCATTAGTTCGTCGTATTTTTGCTGAAATTGCAGCTAAAGATTTTGTATCTGTACAACCAATGAACTTACCATCAGGTCTTGTATTTTATCTAGACTTTAAATATGGTACAGGTCAGGGACAAGCACCAACTGGAACAGCTGGTGGTAATGATTTCTTGACTAATGCTGGTCGAACTTCACAAAATGATTCTGTATTCGGTGTTACTGATGCAGGTCGTGGAACTGCAACTGCAACTGAAGGTCTTTATGGACCTGGTCGTTTTGGTTATACCATTAACGATGTTACATCATCTGCATTGAATTCATCCAAAGATGGTGAAGCAGATGCATCTTTCTGTACTGGATCATGGAATTCATCAAATGAATTTGCTAATGATACAGCTGCTTATACTCCAATGACTCAGGCTGGATTCAATATATTTACTAACTTTAATTCGGAATTTTCTGCATCCGGTGTTGGATCTACATTCCAAGTACTTTCAGTTGGTAAAGATTTAATTCCAAACTTTGATACTAATGGTGTTAGAGCATTTAATGTTAATGCTACTGGTATTACAGAAATGTATCCGGAATTTACTAGAACAAGTGCAACTAGTGATAGAGTTTATTTCTTAGTTAAAACAGCTGCAGCACCAGCGGTTTCTGATGTAAGAGTTGTTTACCATAAACAACCAACTGATGTATCTAGAGGTGACTTTGAAGATTCAAATGTACTTTCTACAAATACAAATGATGATGGGTCAAAACTAGATATTCCAGAAATCAATCTTGAAATGAGATCTGAAGCCATTGTAGCCAAAACTCGTAAGTTGAAAGCTGTTTGGTCTCCAGAATTTGCTCAAGACTTGAATGCTTACCATTCAATTGATGCTGAAGCAGAATTAACTAGCATGTTATCTGAATACGTTTCGCAAGAAATTGATTTAGAAATTTTAGGCATGTTACAAGAAAATGCTCAAACTGTTGAAAGATGGTCTGCTAAAATTGGTTGGGAGTATGATGCTGGTACAACTGCATTCCAACAAGGTAATGCAAATGCGCAAGCATATAACCAAGGAACATGGTTCCAAACTTTAGGTACTAAAGTACAAAAAGTTTCGAATAAAATTCACCAATTAACTTTAAGAGGTGGAGCTAACTTCCTTGTTTGTTCTCCAACTATTGCAACTATTCTAGAATCTATTCCAGGATATGCTGCTGATACAGATGGAGATAAAGCTCAGTTTGCAATGGGTGTACAAAAAGTTGGTGCTATTAATAATAGATACCAAGTTTATAAAAACCCTTATATGACTGAAAATACCATATTAATGGGATACCGTGGTACTCAGTTCCTTGAAACAGGTGCTGTTTATTCTCCATATATTCCATTAATCATGACTCCATTAGTATATGATCCTAATAACTTTACGCCACGTAAAGGTGTTATGACTCGTTATGCTAAGAAAATGGTTCGTCCTGAATTCTATGGTAAAATAATGGTACATGGTTTAGATACTATATAGTATTTAAAATTATTTTAATATTAAAGCCCTCCTAATGGAGGGTTTTTTTTTGGTTATATGCTAGCTGTTAGATATTTATATTAAATAGTTAACAAAAGGAGTCACGAGATGGCAAAAGCAAATACAGAAAAAACTCCACCAAAAGGTGCAGTTCGGTTTTCATTATCATTATCTGCAGAACAAAAAGCAGCAAAAACTCAAATTTTAGAACATCCATTCAACTTTATAGTTGGTAAAGCAGGATCTGGTAAAACATTATTAGCAGTGCAAGTAGCTTTAGATCAATTCTTTAAACGGCAGTATAATAAAATAGTAATCACTCGACCAACAATTGCCACTGAAGATAATGGATTCTTACCTGGTTCTGAAAAAGAAAAAATGGAGCCATGGCTAGTTCCTATTAGGTCAAATATGCGAAAAGTGTATAATAAGCCAGATAAGTTAGAATCTATGGAAAAGTCTGAATCTATTGAACTATGTTCATTAGCACATTTTAGAGGCCGTACATTCGATAACGCTGTAGTAATTGTAGACGAATTCCAGAATTTAACTAGATCTCAATTAGCAATGGCAATTGGGAGATTAGGAAAAGATTCAAAAATGATATTTTGCGGAGATTCGTACCAAATAGATCTTAAAGATAAAAATTATTCTGCATACCATGACATGTCAAAATTAGTAAATTCGAAATATGTATTTAAATGTGTACTAGAAGATTCACATAGACATGGCGCGATAGACGATTTGCTAGAATTATTGAATGGTTATCATTAATGAGTATATTTATATAAAATGGCTTTTAACAGAGATATATATCCCAAAGATTATGGCGCTCCAATGCGTTGGAAGAATGCAAGATTTGTATTTGGTGATAATCCATGGACCTGGGATGATGTACATGATGCAACAGAGATGTTGGAACATTTTTCCGATGGCGATGATATCGAATGGTTTGATAAAGTTGAATTAGAAAAAAAGCGTAGATATATACGATTAGTTTGTAAAGTTAAAGGAATTGAAACATATTCTGGGCAAAAAACTATTCGCGATGATATTAAAATAACTGCTTCTGATGTAAAATTAGTAGCAAAAGAAGTATTAGGAATTGACTTAACAGTGGAGAATATACATGTATAAATTATATACCGATAAAGCAGAATTATTTGAATGTGATATTAAAATAGATGGCGCTAGTTTAAATAAATCAACAGCTAGATTAGTAGTTGAAACATCAGATTATAGTTTAATGTTTAATGGAAAAATTTCTAAAGACGGAAAATGTCAAATTCCTATACGTAAACTTAAAGGACTTATCGATGAAAGTACTACTGGAAATATTCGATTAGAAGTTATTGCAGAAGATACATATTTTACACCATGGAAATCAGATTTTGATGTAAAAGCCAGTAAACAAGTAACTGTTGAAGTTCGTTCACAAAAATCGCCTAATATTATAAAAGAAAATAATGTACAAGTGTCAAATGTTAAACAAATGATCACTGAACGTGAAGTTAGTCATGTAAAAAATATTTTAAAATTACTTGTGCGTGAAAATATAAATGTTAAAAATTTACATCTTAAGAAAGATAGATTAAATAAAATAGTTGCAACATATACAAAATATAAACCGTTAACAGAAACTAAACGTCGAGAAGTTATTAAAGGAGTTCTCAAAGGTTTATATAAAAAATAAAGGTTACGTAGATGGCTCTAGATAATTTATCCGGCCAAAGAATACAGGAATCATTCCAAAAACTTGTACAAGTTGAAAGCGGTGTTTTTGCTGATGGGACTGGTTCTGCTATAGCAATTGTTACAGGTGATCAAACTGCATCATTTGCACATAAGACTGCAATATCCGGGGCGTTCTATGCACCTAGTGCTTCTATTTCAACACGTTTAGCAACGTTAGAAGCCACAGAAGAACATTTACATAACGGAGCTCTATCCAGTTCAGCCCAAATTGCTACTGAAATATCTGGAGCATTTGTAGCACCATCAGCATCATTTTCAACTCGTGTAACCAATTTAAAAACAGATAGTGGATCATTTTCAACTCGTGTAACCAATTTAAAAACTAATAGTGGTTCATTTTCAACTCGCGTAACAGATTTAAAAACAGATAGTGGATCATTCTCGACTCGCGTAACCAATTTAAAAACTGATAGTGGATCATTTTCAACGCGTGTAACTGGATTAAAAACAGATAGCGGATCTTTTGAAGATCGAGTAACTGCATTAAAAACTGATAGTGGATCTTTTTCAACTCGCGTAACCAATTTAAAAACTGATAGCAGTTCATTTAGCACACGCGTATCATCAAACGAAACTGATATATCATCATTAACTGCTGCAACCAGTTCATACTTATTAAATACTACTAATACATTAACCGGTGATTTAACCGTTACTGGAAAAATAACTGCAGAAGAATTTCATACAGAATTTGTGACATCATCTGTCATATTTGCTAGCGGTTCATCGCGTATAGGTAACTCATCCGATGATATACATCAATTTACAGGATCAATATTATTATCAGGTAGTAGTATACAATTGAATGGTAAAGATCTTTTACCGTTTACTGCAACATCAATATCTGAATCGTTAGGTGTAAATGCTAATTTAATAAGAAGTTTAACTAGTGCATCAATATCAGGTTCCTTTACTGAAGCAAGTCATTCATTGCAATCACGATTAACAACGGCAAGTCATTCATTGCAATCGCGATTAACAACAGCAGAATTAGAATTAAGCAACACATTGATATCTGGGTCCGCTCAAATTAAATCTGAGATATCTGGAGCATTTACTGCAGCTAGCCATTCATTACAATCCAGAATTACAACTAATGAAACTGATATATCATCATTAACTGCCAAAACTAGCTCATATTTACTAAATACTACAGATACATTAATTGGTGATTTAACTGTTACTGGTAGATTAACTGCAGAAGAATATATTATATCATCATCTGTAACTAATTTAGTAACACAACAACTTTCAGGATCAACTAAATTTGGTAATACATCAGATGATAGTCATCAATTTACTGGATCGATATTTTTATCGGGTAGTAGTATTCAATTGAACGGAAAAGAACTTTTACCTTTTACTTCAACATCAATATCAGGTTCATTTGTAGCACCATCATCTTCGTTTAGTACTCGTGTAACAAATTTAGAATCAACGTCATCTAATCGTATATTTAATCATGTAACTGCTTCTGGTGGAATAAGTGCAAGTGGTAATATATCAATGATGTCTGCATCCATTGGAGGCGGTATATTTACGTCAGCTTCGTTAGCGCTAGCAATTGCAGGCGGCGGCGGTACCGGAGTAGGATTTCCATATTCTGGATCTGATTCATTAACAAATTCTCCGGCTCAAGCAGTAATAACTGGGTCACTTTTATTAAGCGGATCAGGTCATATAACTGCTTCAGGTAATATATCTGCATCAAATATAAATGTAGGAAAGCCTACTTCAAATAACTGGGGAGAAAATTTACAAGGATCTTATTTCAATAATTTTAATGCAAATACTGATGTTTCCGAAATATTAAGATTTATTGCTGGTGCGCTGAGCCATTCATTAAATGTAGCAGATGCTGCGCCTAATACAAAAACATATGGATCTGTAACTACTAATCATACTCAAGGTTCTACTACATCAAAAAGTGCATTGCTTAATGGAGTGTTAGGATCTGCATGTGAAAATGCAAGACTATCACAACATTGGACCGCATCAGCATTTATAGACTTCAGCGAAACCGCATCTTACAGAGCTGTACAAAATTATTTAGAATTAAAAGGTTGGTTGCAAGCATCTGATAGAGGAACATTTGGAAATGATACTGGTACAAATCCATTTCACGGAAGCTATGCCAGTAGAATACCAAGTCCAATACTAACTAATGCTACTTTTGATACTAACAACTTTACTGTATCTGCAAATACATCTGGTACTACTAATGTCTCATCGGCAGGAACTACATTCGGATTAGGACAATTATCAAATGGAGCAGCTGTTGCATATAATGTAAAGGTAATTGCATCACATTCATTTAGTGATAATTACGCAGATACAACACCAGACAAAAATTCAACATTCCATACCGCATCATTTAAAGATTTTGAGCAGTCTAGTTTTGGAACTTCTGGAGATGGATTAACATTAACAAAGATTGTAACTTCACAGCCTGCAGTGATTCCATCTGCATACCAAGATGGTGATTTCAATAATGTGGCTGGTACTATATCTGGTAGATATTATACAGGCGGTTCTCAAAATGAAAACAGTATTTCTGCAAGTGGATATTATTTAACTCATGACATAAAGGTAGGATTAAAATACGGAGGTCAGTCAGACTTTACTTTTAAAAATGGTGGCAATTCAGATACTAAATTTTATTTGTATACTAGTGGATTGCCAAGTGATATTACTGATAATGCAAATCCAACCGTAGTTGTAACACAGGCATTGAATATCGCATCATTTTCTGCAACATCACGAAGTTTGAGCGGAGCTCCTTACATATTGACATGTGATTATACAATAGATTTTGATTCTCAAGTTAGCAAATCATTTGATCCTGGATATGGAAGAACTACTACAGTATTATACAATTATAGATCAACTGATGAATGGAATAATGTAGGATCTGTTAGTTTAACCAATACATCAGTTTATATAGACACCGGTGGAATAAATCATACTCCGGGTGATCATATATATGTAATTGACAAAACAAAAACAACAAAAAGAGCTAATAACACAATACCTCATATCTCAGATATAGCAGTTGCTAGTTCTTCATTCGAATTTGAATTAGATTCAAATATTGAAAATGTAAGTCAAAATCGATCATCAAATCAAAGTTTAAATTATGATTTAGTTTTCAAAGCAAAAGGTACAAATTGGAAAGGAACTAATGTATATTCTACCACATCAACTACAGAATTATATAACGCCGGCAGATTTGGCCAAAACGCCGATTCCGGAAGTATGGCAATTTATAGTCGTGCACAAGGATATGATTCAAATACATTACAAGATTCCTCAGAAACATTTACTGGTGAAGACAATCGAATTGTATTAGCAGATAATGTGCAAGCATTTAACGGAACATTATTTACAACGGGTACATATAAAACAAATGATAATAGTGATGTAGTAATAGGTCAATACGATTTACAAGTTAAGCCTGGATATTTAGTTAATCCTATAGGTAGTTATGGATATTGGTTTACAACAGATAGTTTAACGGCATCATCAACTGATTATAGATTTTATATAAGAAAATTTCAAGTAAGTAGCGCTAGAAGTCAAGTGGATATTCATTTGAGTAATAAATCTTTAGTTAACTGGACATCAACTGCAAATAATAGCATAGCATGTGCAATATTATTTGAAAGTTCTGGAAATGGTAGCGGTAACAATGTGGCGTTGAGTAGAGCTCGTATATATGATCCAACAAAAGATTTTTCTGCAATCGAAGAAAATATAAGTCAAGATAATCATAAGAATCCATTTACAACTGCAATAGATTTATATGGTTGCCCGGGCGCAATTGTAAAAACAAATAACATATATAATTTTAGTATAGATAACACAGTTGGTCAATATTTAGACACATCTGATAATCAATTTTATGTGATAGTCAGATATAAAGGCGATCCTGCGCCTATTCAAGAAATTAATGTGAGTACAAGCTAATGGGTATAGATTTAACAAAAAAGTCAAGTAGATTATTAGCGTCACGACGTTATACTTCTGGTGGTTTTGCAACTAGCATAGAAGCCTTTACTCAAGTGCTTGATTTAGGTACTGATGAAATATATTCACAAGCAAATGTAATACCATCATCAAATTTACCTTTTAGTGGAAGTTCGCAGGATCGATCTACCCAAGGTGTTATAAAATATTATTATAGGCAACGATTAACTAAAGCACAACTTAGTAATGAAGTTTGGTTTTTCCTAGATCCTTCTGGTAGTAATGCTGGAATAGGTACGCAAATAATTGATAGTAATCAAAAAACAAATTTTATATCACCAAAATATTCTATTCCAACTTTAGCACCGAATATAACAGAGGCAAGTACACCTGGATATGGAGTAACAGTATTAAAATCAACTAGTACGGATACATCATCATTATCTATTGACACTGACAAAGTTAATTCCAACTTTTTTGAATTTGATTATAAAACTGGAATACTGCAGTTTACTGATGATGATGTACCAACAGACAACGAATATGTATATGTAACCGCATATCAATACATTGGAAAAACTGTAACAGAAACAAGTTCGTCTATTTCAACTCGTGTAACCAATTTAAAAACTAATAGTGGTTCATTTTCAACTCGCGTAACAGATTTAAAAACAGACAGCGGTTCATTTTCAACTCGCGTAACAGATTTAGAATCAACATCATCTACTCGTATATTTGGTACGGTGAGTGCATCCATAGTAACCGCATCTAATGTTTTAATTGAAGAAGATTTAACATTAGATGGTGATTTAGGAATAGGCGGAACAATATTTGGATTATCCGGATTCGGCGTTACCATTGATGATGTTGCAGTAACATCAGGCTCTGTTAATTTTGGTTCTGGATCAAATCCTGCACTAACAAAACATAAATTTACCGGTTCCATATCAATAACAGGATCTGTTACATCAGATTCATTTATAGGTATATTTAATGGAGCGTTAAGTTCTTCTGCTCAGATTGCAACTGAAATAACCGGAGCATTTTATGCAGCTAGCCATTCTTTACAAAGTAGAGTGGCTACAAATGAAGTTAAAGTAGGATATACAGATGACGCCGTTACAACCGTAATTCATACAGCAAAGTTAATATCTGGTTCTGGTCAAATTGCAACCGAAATATCCGGAGCATTTGTAGCACCATCTGCATCATTTTCAACTCGTGTAACCAATTTAAAAACAGACAGCGGTTCATTTTCAACTCGTGTAACAAATTTAGAATCGACATCATCCGATCGTAAGTTCAATCACGTAACAGCTTCCGGAAATTTAAGTGCAAGTGGTAATATATCAATGATGTCTGCATCCATTGGAGGTGGAATATTTACATCAGCTTCGTTAGCGCTAGCAATTGCAGGCGGCGGCGGCGGAACTGGAGTAGGATTTCCATATTCTGGATCTGATGTAATAACTTCAAATGATAATTCTGCAGCTGTTATTACCGGTTCTTTATTTTTAAGTGGATCAGGTAATATAATAGCCTCTGGATTTATTAGTGCAAGTGGAGAATTATTTATTAGTTCATCTGAGACTGATGCTACAAATTATAAAATATTAGTAAAAGATCCTAATACTGGAAAGGTTTATCATACCGGAAGTATAGGTGGCGGCGGTTCTGCAAATTTATTAGCAGTTGGTAGTCATATATTACCAGATGCGACCGAAACTTATGATATAGGTTCACCGACATTAAAATGGGATGCGTTATATGCAACCGATACTTTCTTTGGTGGTATACATGAGATTAATTTAGAAACTATAGGTATATCTCAACTACAAACCGGTACTGTACTGGTCTCAAAAGCCGGTCAAATGGTACCATGTGATGCTCAAGCAGATGCATTGGTTATGGGAGTAGCAAGTTCTGGATCTGATTATCCGATAATAATGGGAGCAGAACCTGTTTTAGTAGATGGTCCTGTATATGAAGGTGATTATATAATAACTAGTAACCGAATAGGATATGGAAAGGCAATACATCCAGATCAGATCTATGAGCAAAAATTATTTGGAAAAATAATTGCACAATCTCTCGAAACAAATTTATCAGGTGGATCTGTTAAGGCTATGATAAGGAAAATGTAATGGCAGGTATTCATAAATTTTCTGGATCATTTTCACATTCTGGCTCAGTTGCAAATTTTAAATCTGGCGTAACTACAATCGGTACTGTTAATGGTACATTTTTTGGGAATGGTTCTCAACTTTCTAATTTAAATTTTGGAACATCTGGCGTTAAATTATTTTTTGGGTCTGAATCATTATCAAATCCACCAACATATGGTAATTGGATTACTGGCTCAAGTGGCCAACATGAAATTTTATTATCAACATCTGCTTCAAATGGCGCATTTAATCATTTTACATTTTTAAAATTAGGAACAATTGGATGGGAAGAAGTATCAGATTATACTGGAACTCAAAACGGTATAGCATCAGTTAGATCACTATCACAAGACCTAGGTACTGGGGTCCATGAATATTTATTATTAGCAATGAGTACTGCATCAAAAGAGACAGTTACTACAGGTGCAACAGTTATAATTAATCCGGATTTAATATAGATGGGCGGAACTCATAAATTTACAAGTAGTATATGGATACAGTCAGGAAGTGGTCCTGCCACATTTCAATCAGGTATCACAGCATCTACAGTAACAGCCACAATATTCGTTGGAGATGGTTCTGGACTAACTGGATTAGATACTGCGGTATTTTTTGCTGGATCTGGGTCTGGAATATCTGCATCAAATCCATCATCAATAGATCATGTTACAAAATTAGATGCATCTACTGCAACTGCCCCAGCTGGATATTTTCGAATAGAAACCACATCATCTGCTGAATTTAAACCTAATCATTTTGTATTTATTAAACTTACTGATAAATTTGAAACATTACAAGCTGGTCCGCAGAATTTTTATGTTGGAGAAGATAGAGTTGTAGACGGCGATGCCTCCGGATTAAATGCATTTGATAATGATTTAGCACCCGGGGTACATCGATATATTGTATATGCAACTAATACGGGTAGTGCCGGAGCAACTCATGCTGTTTATACATCTACATTTATAGAAGGATATGTAAATGTCCCACCCGTAATTGAAACCCCTGATCAATCATTAGGTGTTGTGCAAATTGGTCATGATAAAAACTCATTAACACATATTTTGCATTTTACTGAATCTCGCGAACCAAATTCATCTCAAAACGATTTTATTCGAATATTTTCAGCTAGTAGATTAGACGGAAATGTAACAGAACTAAATGCAACTGATGCCACATATACTCTTACTATGACACATGCTCAAGATAATATATCTGAAGTAAATGGATTAATTGCAACCGGTTCTAATGATACAGAATATCCATATGATGAAGTACCTGGAGCTGGTCCTAATGCATCGGCATTACCATTATCAGTATTAGCATTTACCGCCAGTATCAACAATTACAATACAATTGATGGATCTACTAATCATTCAGATACTGTACAGCCATCAGAACAATCATTTAAAATAACAATGTTTGATAATTGGTACGTGGCTCATTCATCATCAGTAGACTATAGCATGTCAATTATACCACCAAATACTGCTAGTATTAGAAATGTAAGAGCTCGTATAGAATCAGGATCATTTACCGGTGTTACGACTGATACATTTTCAACTCCTATATTATATGATGATCCTGGAACAACTCGTACAAGTAGAGATGGATTAAATGATCGTTATACCGCATCATTAGTACGTGTATCTGTCATGGCTGACATAACAGAACCAGATGATTACAGTGCATCCGGAACACATTTCACGGATATACTAATTGCCGAGGATGGCGATACAAATAAGCCATTACGTAATAAAACTTTTAGATTTAGTGGAAGTACAGCAACCGGCCTGTTTCGTTCAACGGCTTCTCATTATGATGGCGGAACTGATTTTGTATTTACTAACGCAACAGAAAGTTTAGGATTTTCACCTTTTTCATATACGGCTGGTACATCAACATTATACGTTAGCGAAACTGATGATATTAATTATCTACGACATGGCGATCATAATCATATTTCGGCTATGCAAAAAGCATCCAATACCACATTGACAGTAAGACCAGTTCCAAATATTGAAATATCAAATGTACGTGTAGAAGTGGAATCTGGTTCATTTTTAACCGGAGTAGGTGCATTTGAAAGATCTGCTAGTATATTATATGGATATACATCATCATTACGAGTTGCAGAAACATCAAGTTTAGAAGAATATGAAAAGTCCGCAGAATATATAAGCGAATCAGTTATACGATTGCGATTATCGGCAACAGTAACAGAACCATTTGGACCACATCATACTAAAATGACATCATCAATTACAACTACAGATGAAAGTAGTTATTCTTATAATCATACATTTGAATTTTATACATCATCAATTGATACAGCATCTGCAGTAATTGGCTATGATAATCAAAATCGATTAGTTGGTAATTATACATCTTCATGGATCAATTTCAATTTACTTGCTGGTAATTATGTATTTAGTGCTTCATTTAATTCGAGTACAAATGCTGGACGCACAATTATTCCTGGGACATATGCGGAAGTAACTGTAAGTAATACTCCGGCTACTCAAATAACAAATATTGTATATGAAACAGAAACCGCGGGATATTCTGAAACAGGAAGTAGAGATGCATTGCGTACTGTGTTATATGGAGTACCAAGACATACATTAGTGGATTCATCCTCATTTCGAACTCATGTATCAGCATCAATATATGCTTCTCATTCCGTGTCTCGGTTTCGTGTAAAAGCAACTATTACTGAACCATTTGGACCACATCATACTGCATCCATGTTTGAAAAGGTCTGGACAAATAGTAGTGATTCTCAAGACTTTAAGTCAGTAATACATTTTAGTACTGGATCAACAGATACAGCATCATCTGCAATTGGCTATGATAACCAAAACCGATTAGTAGGACATTATACATCTTCCTGGATTGGCCGGCAATTGTCATCAAGTGATAATGCATCAAAAACATGGACGTATACGTCAGGAAGTATAACACATACACCAAATGACTTGAGCGGATTTACAACTGCCTCTGGACTATCAACTCAATTAGTTGTACATGATACTGACCAAATTCAATTAACAAATAGAATTATAGAATTTGAAGAACATGGATATAGTGCATCAAATACAGTAGGAAGTACCGGAGTAACTGAAACATCTCGTACTGTGTTATATGGAGATAATCATCATATATTAGGATCATCATCATCATTTGATGGTCATGTTAGAGCGGATCAATATGCATCACAATCAGTATTAAGATATCGCGTTAAATTTAAAGTGACAGAACCAGTAGGCCCTGCAGTAGGAACTATACAGATTCCAATACAACGAGGAATTAATCCATCATATCCTACCAAAACTGCTCATACCGGTTCATCAGACTTTCTTTTTATAAGTTCAGTATATGATTCTCAGGAAAGATTGGTAACAGATTATACATCATCATGGCAGTCTGGTAAAAATAACGAACTAGGAGAATTAAATCGCGGCGGATCTGAAGATTTCATATACCAAGTAAAAGATGCAGATGTAACATCTTCGTTAGAGTCTCAGTCTGAAAATGGAATAAATAAAACGACTCAACAACCAGGTACTGTAACAGTTCATGATACAGTGCCAACTCAAATTACAAATATACGATATCAAACAGAAACGTTTGGTTATTCTAACGAACCTTCTA